TTATGTTCACTCTTCCCGGTGAGATTATGGTTAGGGTCATAAGAAATCCGAAGTCTGCCCCTATGCATAGGGGAGGAACACACTTGAAATCGAAATCTCATGGAACCCCTCCACTTAGTAAAAGGGGCTGTGATAAAAGCACACGCGGGCACAGAAATAGCCCCAGCTGTCGACCGGGCATGCAGCCAAGGAGCAACTCCTGAATTCCATAGTAAGTTACCGGCATTAGTACCATTAACTTTCCATTTGAAATTAGTAAGATATGTCTCGCGTTGTACAATATTCAGGAAGGCCATATGGTCCATCTCCCCCAACCCTACGGTGCGTGGGTCAACGGTGGTCTCTTGTTTAGAATCGAATGTCAACTTTGGTATGGTATCTGTCCTGTCCACATTGGCGAAAGGTTCAGTTAATACTGGTTTAGCATAAACGCTTTCTGAGACGTTTGTAGGGCGTGCGAAACCAAACATCCTGGCAACATCACCCACGGCTCCCGCCCCAATTTGTGTGGCTGTTGCGTAAGGTTTGATCCCAGGAATATCTTTTAACATGCCTGCCCTATGCGCAATGGCATAAGACGTGCGAGACACAATTCCCTTCCCGTATTCGTCACCAGACTGAGGTGTCATGAGTAGAGGTTCGGCATTTGTGGGGCATGATAAAACCACATCTTCCGCCCATAGATAAGTATTAATGTTGACTGCTTCGTTCGTCCCGCCAAGATGCCCTAATTTAGTAATGGCTGTAATAATAACTTTTGTTATGCCAACAAAGTCGCTTTGTACAATATTATAGGAGTTCCTATCGTGGAGGTATGGTAACGTCAACGTTCCTCCTTGACTGGTGGCAGGGTCAATAAAAATGTGTGGCAATTGGGATAACTGCATCAAATTAGTATCATCTATGACCGTGTCCACAAGTCCCTTTGGGGAGTGGCATGCAATAGCTCTCCCGAAGTGGAATTGAGAACCGTTTACGGTAATTTTAAGCTTCATATTAC